TAACTGTCCGCATCAGCAGCACGAGTCAAAACCCATGCAGTTGATCCATCGCCAACCGTGGTGACCGTATAAACGCCGTTTTCAAAGGCATTGGTCTGGTTGTAGATCAGGATGCGATCACTGATCGTGGCAGTCGTACCATCCGGAACAAACGCTGCAAGCGTTCCCGCATTCGTTAGGGTTGCACTAACACCAGCGGTTCCGTTGTTGTAAGTTGCAACGAGGTTTCCTGTGGAGTCAGGAACTTCGTATTTAACCGGTGTGTGGTAAGTAATACCACTGGCCACGAGATCATCAACGTACTGCTTATTGACCGCATCGCCTGCGACGACCGGAGTCGCAACATCCGTGATCGTGCCGGAGTTAGCACTAATCGTTCCGGACTGCGTGAAGAAGACAGACTTGCCAGCAGGGTAGGTAACGAAGACCTGCTTAACGCCTGCGGAAAAGGTGACCTTGTTCCCGCTATCGCTAGAGGCTAGAACCGTATCGCGGGAAAGCGTATCGCCCACTGAGGTGTAGGTGCCGATACCAACTTCCCACTCAGCGCCGCCTTCTAGAGCAATCGTGTAGTAGGTCTGGTTCCCGTCACCAACGCCTGTCGAAAAGCCTTGATATCCGACACTCGCACCGGTAAGCGAAATGGTTCCACTACCGGTGGTGGTAGTGGTTTCTAGGACGCGATCAGCAAGTACGAGGGCCATTTAAACACCCTCTTAGGCAATACGGAGGATCGCGGACGTAGAGTTGGGTGTCGGGAACTGGATCGTAAAGTTACCAGCGGTCGAAGTCTTATCCGAACCGAAGTCCAGAACTGCCACCGCCTTGTTGCTCTGGGTCGCGTTGTAGATCAAAGCGCCACGAGCCGTCAGCGTTGCTGATGGGAACGTCAGATCGTCGAAGTCCAACCACGCCGTCGTGCCAGTCGATGTCGGAACCTGCGATACCGTCAGCGTCAAACCGCCAGCGGTGTAGTTCGTACCAGAGGACGAGACTTCATCCGAGGTGGTGTAAGCCGTGGTCGCAGCGCCGAGCGTAGCCGATGACGTATAGAGAGCCAGTTTAAATACGTCAGGGGCGGCAGTGGCACGAATGACAGCGGAACCAAATGCGTGAATGCCGTTCAGGATTTCCACCTTGAACGAAGTCACCATTGCTTGAGATATAGCCATTAGAGGTCTCCAATTAAGTGTGCGATTTCCGCATAGCCTTTTTGATTCAGTTTCTTACAGATCGACTCACGTTCAGCCTTTTGAGCCTCGGTGAGATATTTCACTAGCCAATGCTGCAGTGCTTCCTTGGAGTCAACACTGAGGATGCGGTTAGCCGCACGTTCTGCAATCTCTTCCACGGTGTGTCCACGATGATCAGTCGTCTGAACAAACACCTGCCCTAATTCTGATGTGGCGGTAAAACTCATGTCCTCACCGGAAGTCTGACCTGACCTGAACGATATGCATCCTGACGATCCAGACCATCGCCAAGGCGATCAATCTGAGCCAGTGCTTCTTGATACTTCTGCTCGTAGGCAGCGACCATGTCCTGCTCACCCTTGAGATAGGTGTAAGCCTCACGGAGTGATCCGTAGAGAAGAACCGTCTCAAAGTTAGTGCCGAGCCACGAGGTTCCCGCATCCACGATGGACACCGGGTAGTAGTAGTAATTCAGTTCCAAGGTGTACGCGAGGTTTGGGGTTGGACCCAACAACATAGTGTCGTTGTCCCAAACAGCGTAATACGCAGGCGCACCCGAAGTCGTTGCGGTAGTGAAACATTCCCGCATGAAGTTCACGTCTTTGTTCAACAGGAACGTATAGACGTTGGTCACCGGGTGAATAGCCGCCAACGAGAATGTCGCCAGCCAATCTGATGGCAGCGACATGTACTGGTTGCCGATCACCGCTGAAGCAGTGGAAGTCTTGCGGAGGGCCGGGATCTGGACCGAGTTATAGATCCGCTCTTCGGCCAACTGGACGAAGTTCGGGATATTGGCCACGAACGACGTTTCCGTCGATTGGCAGTATTCCTGAATGAGCGTAGAGAGTTGTGAGTAATTCATGTTTAAACTAACTCGTAGCGACCGTCACGGTTCCCACAGCCCCAGCCGCAACCAAGTAGTTGGGGGTTAGTGGGTCATCATACGCCTGCGCTCCGCCAACCGGATTCCATCCCCACTGGATGTCCCGGCTTTCAATCAATGACTGGTCAGGTCTTGCATTCTGCAAAGCCTGAGGATCATCCATCGGGATCTTACCCAACTGAAGTTGGGGTTGATCCACGTCCAAACATTCATCGCAGACCAGATTTCCAGTCCAAATCTGATCGTAGATTTCCTTCCTTAACTGGTGCAGTTTAAACTGAAAACCGCACATGTCACAGAAGCCAATCGCATGTTTGCCAGATGCAAAAGGCTGAGTCACCGTTATCCTCCTCCGGTGACGCTAGAGATGTACGGAAGGAACCGTGAAGCAGCCTTGTCACGGTCTTCACCTGCCGCCAACTCAAATTGCGCTTCGTATTCAGATTTGAGCAACGGAATGCGATCCGCAGACTCAGGCTTCTTCATGGCAATGTAGTAGGCCAATCCTGCCACTAAGCAGGGCAGGAATCTGGCTGGCACATCCATGGTATTGGTTCCACCAGCACCCACGTCCTGAATACGCCTGATGTACCAATAGGCCAGCGTGTATTGCTGGACGTTATCGGGGACCGGCCACAAGTAAACAACCGGTGCATCTCGCTGACGATCCACATAGATCTGAAGCGGGCGACCTTGGGTCAACTTGTTGTTGAGCATGGCGTAGTCGGAGACCGAGATACGGGCCATGCTGTAGTCAGCCTGCTGAGTGGTGTTGCCATCATAGATACGCAACTGATGCTCAATCAGGTCGATGGTGTCGGAGGGCATCGTGTAGGTGTACACGCCAGCAGTCAGAGACTGGGTTCCCGTCTCAACGGTCCAAAGGTTAATACCCCGGTTCTGCCATTCTTGAGCCATGAAGTTCATGGATCGACGGGCAGTCCTCAGGTCATAACCTGTTCGCAATTCCAGACCGGCACGCTCGTACGCCTCTTCGACGATCTCGGCGAAGTCTGGGTTAAACGTCGCTGTGCCGCTGGTAGCCATTACCGGTAGGTGCCCTTGGTCTTGCCCTTGATAGCGCAGCCGTCAATGCGTCCGCCCTTGGCGTACTTGACTGGGCCACCGGCCATCATTTTACCTTTCCCATCGGCAGCAAAGAACGGAACTTTCTGGCCGCCCTTATCTACCATCTTAAGGCTGCCGCCTTCTGCGTACTTGGTCATACCGCCCCCCATCATGTCATCAGACTCATCCATCTCCTTTTCAATAGTGATGGAGACACTGGAGTCTTTGCCGTTCATCTTGCCCATCTTTCTTCCCATGAGGGAAGAGAGCAATCCCATTCCTTTCATCATGATTATCCCCTCGTAAGGCCGCGCATAGCGCAGCCATCAATACGACCACCCACTGCTTTCTTCTCAGGCTTGCTCATGCCAGCCTCGGAGAGAGCAATAGCCACAGCCTGCTTGCGGTTCTTCACCACAGGCCCTTTCTTACCGGAATGCAGAGTTCCTTCTTTGAACTCGCGCATCACCTTGCGAACCTTACCCGGCTTCTCAATCTGCTGGGCCATGTTGGCTCTGGAGATCGCCATGTCACTTACCTCGTTGTCTAAACGGTCTTACTTTTTTCGCGATGCCTTTCGGCTGCGCGACGAACTGCTTGCCTTGCGCTTTACCTTTTCGCTTGGCGGCAGTGGTTCTGGCGTACTCGGCTGGGGAAAGAGCCTTGATCGCAGACTCTGGAAGATATCTTTCGCCCGTTTCACTAGATGGCTTACCACTTTTGGTTCTCCATTTCTGAGCAGTCCAAGCCTTCAAGGATTGCTGCGGTGACTTCATCGACTGGCCTTAACGACATCGTCGCCCTTGGTGACAGTGACATGGCCGTTCTCAACATCCACTTTCATGGGCTGCTCTTTACGGTCCAACTTGTCCAGTTTGCCAATGAGTTCCTTGATAACGGCAAACTCTGGCTTCTCTTCCTTCTCGCTGGCTCCAGCAATGCTGGCCAACATGGAAATCAAGGCAGTCAGCGATGCGCCTAAAAGACCCATCACTGCCGCAATCTTTTCTGAATCCAATGCCAGACTGGATAGAACACCGATCACCACAATGGCGGTGATGTACTTGAGTCCGTCTTTACCAATGGCTTTACCGGCCACTTCCTTGGCAGACGACTTGGCTTCAAGCCGATTTAGTTCGGCTTGGACCTGCGCCTTGAATAACTCAAGATCAGTCCCGGTATCCACCGCCCTTCTCCTTGTACTTCTTGGCAAGCAGTTGTGCCTTACGGGCTGACCATTGGCCAGCCTTGGTTCCCTGCACAGCAGCACCCTTGATCTGGTTGAACAATGCTTTACGCATCTCGGGCTTGGTGTAGTTACCGGCTGCGTTTACTTTGCTTTTGGCTTTAGCCACGACGATCACCTGTAGCCATGTTGGTTGCTATGCGATCAATCTTTTGTTCCAGCCGATCCAGTCGGTCAAGCAGCATCTGAGAATCTGCTCGGACCTCGGCTCTCGTAATGTGATCCCTTGCGACTTCCTCTCGGGTTCTGTTGAGAAGAATGCCAAGGCGTTGCAATTCCGCAAACTTGTCTTTCACAACCCAACCTAGAATCGCCACGATAAAGGTCAGAATCATGTTCCAAATCATCATTTCCATGGCCGGTTACCACTTAACCTTGTCAGCCCAGTAGGCTGCACTCATCTTGCCTTTGGAAATGTTCTTAGCGTGTCTGGCTTTAAACGATTCACGTCGGTTTCGGTAGGACTCAGATTCCCCGGATTTTCGCGGGGAACCTGAGACTCCTTGTTGTCCGAAGCGAATCGTCTTTACTTGATCGCCAGACTTAGCCACCACCACATGGGACTTAGTGGGATGACTAGGGGTGCGCTTAGGCTTGTTGTAGCCAGCAACCCCGATACGTTTAAGAACCGGATCTTTGGCCATGACTTACCCGCAGATAACTGTGGCATGGGTCAGATTGGTGAGGGTCATCACCGCGAAGTCACCATTACCACTCTTGGTGGTCAGGATACCTTCTGGCGGAATCATGATGTCCTGAGACAAGGTTCCGCTGGGAACTGCCAAGTTCAAGATCACCTTATTGCTTGGCTTTGCGGTAAAGACAATCGAACCGCTTGAGCCATTGCTGACGAAATACACACCCTTGATGCGGGTTCGCGGGAACGCTAGATCACCACCATATCCAATCTTGATATTGCCGGTGGAGGTGGCGCTAATCGCTACAGAGTTGACTCGGGTGTAGTAGTTCGTTGAGTACACCACACCGGCACTCGGGCCAGTGACTGACTCGGTGACCACACCGTCGTAACCCACAGCGCCAACCACGACACCGCTGATGGTGAAGGTCTTGTTGGAGTCCACACCGCTGGAGGTAATGGA